TTGGAAGCCGCAGTTATTCAAATCGCTGGCTGGACAGATGAGCGTGGTTTGTTAATCGCTGCTAAACCACGTAAATTGATTGTTCCACCAAACCTCATGTTCGTTGCAACTCGTTTGCTAGAAACTGAATTACGTGTTGGTACAACCGATAACGACATCAACGCATTGAAGAACAATGGTTCTATTCCTGAAGGTTACACAGTTAACCACTTCCTAACCGATACAAACGGTTGGTATTTGACTACTGACGTACCTAATGGTATGAAGCACTTTGTGCGTACTCCACTATCCAACTCTATGGATGGCGACTTTGATACTGGTAACGTTCGTTACAAGTCTCGTGAGCGTTATTCCTTTGGTTGGTCCGATCCTCTCGGTATGTGGGGCTCACAAGGCGCCTAATCGGTACCTTGGCTTTACTAAGACCCCGCTCAAAAGGCGGGGTTTTTTATTGCACATACGATATATTTGTAGTATCATGGCTTATCTGGGTGATACCAGCCTATTAAACTGCCCCAGCAGACGATATACCGATTAATAGGTTTAACTTGTATATAGGAAAATTCTTATGGGATTCGCTACTCACCTAGGCCCTTGGCTATTAGGAACCGTTAAAAATACTACTGGCACCACTTCTGGCACTGTTGAAAACATGGGTTGCACCGTTGTTACTCAAAGTGTTACTGTTTCCCAGACTGACTCTGGCACAGTTTCTTTTGGTGCATTGCCAGCTGGCGCTATGATTACTGGCGTTCAAGTCATTACCCCAACCACTGCATTTACTTCAGGAACAATTAGTATTTCTGTTGCTGGTACTGCATTAGTAACTACTCAAAACTTGCCAACAGCATTAGGTGTTGCTAGCCTAACCATTGCTACTACTGGCGGTGCAGTTGCTAATAACGTAGGTTCTACAGACGCTTTGGTTACTTATACTTTGGGCACTCCAGTTGGTTCTGGCGCTGCTACAACTTTGGTAATCACTTATGTAGTTCGTGCTTCAAATGGCGCTCAACTTCCAACTGCATTTCAAAATTAATCTTGCGGGGGCTTAATGCCCCCATTCAATCTTTAGGAGATTAATTATGATGCAAACGGACGTAAAATCAGGACACCTTAACAACTCTGGTTTTGTTGTTTTGGGTCGTAATAGGCTTAAAGCTGTTTCTACAGTTGGCACAGCCACGGCTGGAACATTGGATATTTTTGACACAACCACAGCCCCAGTATCAGCCACGTATGCAAGAAATGCTGCGGTTATCACCGTTACAAAGGTAGCTCACGGCTTGGTTACTGGAGACGTAATTGGTATTACGTTTGCTACCGCTAGTGGGTCATCTGGCACAAACGGCAACTACTCAGTTACACGCACAGGCGCAGACACCTTTACCGTTACAGACATCAACTCTGGAACGATTGCAGGTGGAACGGCAGCATTATATGCATCACGGTGGCTTGCTAGTTACGACATTGGAGCAGGTGACCTATTTGGTAATTTTGCGCTAATTCCGGGCGAAGGGGTGATTGTTCAGAATGGTATATATATGAGCATGAGCAACATAACTTCTGCCAACGTTTACTACGGATAAAAAATGACCGAACAAGTACGCTTAGAAGCTGGATATAATTTAGCAGGTCGGAGGGTGATGATTGGCCTTCCTTCCTACGATTACAAAGTTTCTTCAAAGCTAGCTATTTCGCTAGCTGAGTTTTGTTTACAAGCAACAAGACACGGAATTGACGTTCAAATCTGCAATATTTCTGGATGTTCTGTTGTATCCCGTGTTCGTAACCTTATCGCTACTGATTTTTTAAAGTCAGAGTGCACAGATTTAATGTTCATTGATTCAGATATCAACTTTAATGCTGAAGATATTTTCCGTTTAATGGCGTGGAATACAGATCCTGTAAAAGGGATTGTTGCTGGTATCCCAGTTGCCCGTAAAAAAGGTCAAGTTTATTTTTCTACATTAGATACAGATGATGACAGCATTTTTATGGACAAAATGGGCCTAGTAAGAGCCAAACGTGTTGCTACAGCTTTTATGATGATTCGCCGTGAAGTATTTGAAAAGTTAGCCGAAGCTCACCCAGAGTGGCTTTACCATGATGAAAAGAAACAGGGAGATGAAACATATTGTTTCTTTGACTTTGAATTAAAAGATGGTCAGTATATTGGTGAAGACTATTTGTTCTGTGACCGTGCTAGAGAGATGGGCTTTGAAGTATGGATTGACCCAACTATTAAGTTAGGTCATATGGGTGTCCATGAGTTTGAAGGCTCATTTGGTGAAGAGTTTTTATATCCATTGATTCGCCCAGTAGACTCAAACAAGGAAGCCGCATAATGGCTAAGACACCTGCATGGACACGCAAAGAAGGCAAGAACCCGGAAGGCGGATTAAACGCCAAGGGGAGAGCATCAGCGAAGAAACAGGGTATGAACTTAAAACCGCCGCAACCGGAAGGCGGCTCTCGGAAAAAGTCTTTCTGTGCCCGTATGACCGGGATGAAAAAAAAACTTACTTCAGCAAAGACGGCAAATGATCCAGATAGCCGTATCAACAAATCATTAAGAGCTTGGAAATGCTAAAATGAAAGACCCATTTATGAGCATGGATGACGCAACAAAACAAATTATTGATTTTGCTTCCATTGCAACCGTACTAGGAACTCTTGCAGATATGTTGCCCGCTATTGCCGCCATTTTCACAATAGTCTGGACTGCTATCCGCATTTATGAAACAAAGACTGTTCAGCGTTGGTTGGGAAAAAAAGATGCCGTCAACAAGTAAAAAACAGCACAATTTTATGGCAGCAATTGCACATAACCCTGCATTTGCAAAAAAAGTAGGAGTCCCACAATCCGTGGGTAAAGATTTCAACAACGCCGATAAAGGCAGAAAATTTAAAGAAGGTGGAGCTATGAAACCAGTAGACATGAAAAAAAATCCCGGATTGGCTAAGTTACCTACAGCCGTACGTAATAAAATGGGCTATATGAAAGAGGGCGGCGCCGCTCATTCTGACATTAAAATGGACAAAAAAGTTATTAAAAAGGCCGTTGGTATGCACGATAAACAACAGCACATGGGCAAGAAAACAGATCTAACTGGCCTTAAAAAAGGCGGTATGCCTATGAAAAAAATGGCTAGTGGTGGTCTTTCTGCTGGGCATAAGTCTGCCGATGGCTGCGCTGTTAAAGGCAAAACCAAGGGTAGAGAAGTTAAAATGAAAATGGGCGGAAAGTGCTAATATGCCTAACTACAGAAAGCCTACCGAAAAAGAAGCTGCTAAGTTAGACGCTGCCCGCAAAAAAACCCAAGAAGGCATTGCGGGGGAAAAAGATGCGTTCTCAGCGCTTATGCCAACAATGGCTAAATCAGCCAGAGATGAAACTAAAGCGGGTTTAAAAATGCGGGAATCGGTTCCAGCCTCAGCTCGCGAAGGTGAAGCATATGAGCAGGCAGGATATAAAAAAGGCGGTTCTGTAAGTTCCGCATCTAAACGTGCTGACGGCTGTGCTATTCGTGGAAAAACCCGTGCCTGATCCAATTAATCCAATTGATCCAATGAGCCCTACAGGAGATGGTAAATCAACTGCAGAACGCATGAAGCGTGGTATGCCTAATGTGGATCCAGCGATTCAAAAGGACTTTGCAGAACGCCTACAGAAGTATATTGACCAAGGTAAAGAAGAACGTGCTTCTCGTAATGAGTTTAAAAAAGTAGAAGCAAATACCAGAGTTGGTGGCGTAGGCGGTGGTGGCGGCGGTGGTATGCCAAAAATTAACCGTGATATTACTAAAAATATGAAAGCCGGCGGTAAAGTTAAATCAGCATCAGCCAGAGCAGACGGTTGCTGCATTAGAGGAAAGACAAAAGCATGAGAGCAAGTCGTGGAATGGGTGATATTAAACTTAGCAAGATGCCGGGTAAAAAAATTATTCAACGTACAGACAATCCGCAAGACGTAGAAGTTTATGCAAAAGGTGGGAAAATGGGGAATAATGTTACAGTTAGTAAATCGGGAACTCCGTCTACTATTGTGAAAAAACTTCTTGCAAAACCCGGATCATTAAAGGCGGCTGATTTTTTTGATGAAGGTGGTAAAGTTGGTTTGTACGAAAATATTCATAAAAAGCAGGCTCGTATTAAGGCTGGCTCTGGTGAAAGAATGCGTAAAGTTGGATCTAAGGGTGCGCCTACTAAAGCGGACTTTATTAAATCGGCTAAAACAGCAAAGAAAAAATAAATGAAAGACTTTATACAAAGCCAGATAGAAGCATCTGAGCGGTTGTACAAAATGATGTTAGAAGACCACAAAGAACGTACTATAGATATGGCAATGTGGGCAGATACAAACTTTAGTCTAATACGTAAATTAGATGAACGTGATGCAGAAATAAATAAATTACGCGAAGAAATATCAATACTAAAAGCGAATAAATAATGGCTGTTACATCCGGACAAACTTCGTTTAACCTAGACCTATCAGAGCTCGTAGAAGAGGCTTTTGAGCGTTGTGGCTCGCAGTTAAGGTCTGGATATGATTTAAAAACTGCAAGACGCTCTATCAACCTTATGACGATTGAGTGGGCTAATCGTGGCCTTAACCTTTGGACTATTGAAGAGTGTGCTATTCCTTTAGTTACAAACCAAGGTGTATACCCAGTTCCTGCAGATACTATTGATATTTTAGACCTCGTAACTAGGACAAGCAATGGAAGTGCATCTAACCAAACTGACATTAATCTCAGTCGTATATCTGAGTCTACTTATTCTACTATTCCTAATAAACTAACTACTGGACGCCCTATTCAAGTATGGTTTAACCGCCAAACAGCACAAACAAACGGCCAAGCGTCTACTACAGTTGCTAGCACAGGAACTGTTCCGCCAGTATCAGCAACGGCTACTACCATCACTTTAACTAGCGTAGCGGATTTAGGCTCTACTGGTTTTGTAAAAATTGATAATGAGACTATTGGGTATACCAACATTGATACATCCACTAATCAACTTTTAAACTGTTGGCGCGGTCAAAATGGTACCGTAGCAGCCACACACAGCGCTGGTGCTTCTGTATATGTTCAGAATTTGCCGTGTGTCAACATATGGCCTACTCCCGATGCGGGTGGCAGTCCTTACACTTTAGTTTACTGGCGTATGCGCAGATTACAAGATGCCGGAGACGGTGTAAACATTCAGGATATCCCATTCCGGTTTATTAATTGTTTTGTGGCTGGTTTATCTTATATGTTAAGCGTTAAATTGCCTAATGTAGACCCACAAAGAGTAATGGGTTTAAAAGCAGATTACGAACAACAATTTGAATTGGCCGCGGGCGAAGATCGTGAAACTGCGCCTTTAAGGTTTGTACCAAGAAATATGTCTTATTCAAGGTAAGTTATGCCTAAAAAATTTAATTCAGAAGGCAGCGATTATGATTACAAAACAGCCTTGGCTTATGGTATGGGGCCAACTGGAAAAGGTGAAAATTCTGGGCATTGGGGTTCTGTAGCTCCAGTGTCTGATGATGAAGCAATAAACAATGAAATACCAGAAAATAGTTATGTGTTATTAAAAGGAAAAAATCATAAAACTTTTAATAAAGCTGTAGATGCAGAAAATGCCCGTGGATTTAAAATAGAAAAACGTGGCGAAAAATACTATTCTGTTCCAATGAAAAAGGGCGGTAAAGTTAAATCTGCATCTTCTCGCGCGGACGGTTGTGCAGTAAGAGGTAAAACCCGTGCCTAGTAAATATAGCTCTGGTAAACACTCAATTGCGGAATGTGACCGCTGTGGGCAAAGATACAAGTTAGTAGAGCTCAAAAAACTTACCATTAAGACTAAAATGGTAAGCATTAAAGTATGCCCTGAGTGTTGGGAACCAGACCAACCTCAGCTACAATTAGGGATGTACCCGGTTAATGACCCACAAGCAGTGCGGGAACCAAGACCAGATACAAGTTATTACGCATCAGGACAAACGGGTTTACAAACCCAAAGCGGTAATGGAGTATCTACAGATCAAAATGGATACCAAGCCGAAGGTAGTAGGGTAATCCAGTGGGGCTGGGCTCCAGTTGGTGGTGCAAGTAGTTTTGACACGGTTTTAACGCCAAATTACTTGATTGCAATAGGGCAAGTAGGTACGGTAACATTAACAGTTAATTAGTAGTAAATTATGACATTCAAAAAAGGCGCCGGCGGCATTGAGTCCAAAGGCAAAACAAAAGGCAAGAATTTAGGCGATTCAGGCCCAACCGTAAAAACTATGAACGGTCCAATCAAACATACTGTTGGCAAGAAAAACGCTAACATGAAGACAATGGGTCGTGGTATGGCTAAATTAGCCGCTCAGAGAGGTCGTTAATCATGGCAAAAAACAACAAACCTGCTCAGGCTTATGATGAGCCACATAAAATGACCGGTGAACAAACTAACGTTAATACCTATAATGGATATGAAGCTGGAGCTAAAGTTATGGAGCAATGCAATATATCTGTAGGCGGTATTAGCAAAGGTAACTATGCTCCCATTAATCCATACGGCGTAGGCGTTATGCGTGGTTACGGCGCGGCTACTAAAGGTCGCAAGATCAGTGGAAAAATGGGCTAAACCCAAATGAACTACGTACAACTGTACCAAGCAATCCAAGACTATTCTGAGAATACGGAATCGCTTTTTGTAGCAAACATACCGCTTTTTGTAAAAGAAGCCGAAGAGCGCATCTACAACTCAGTTCAAATCCCATCGTTACGCAAGAACGTAACGGGTACAGTTACAGCCAGCAATAAG